GGAAAGCTGAGCCTGTTCTGCCGCTCTTGCTTTCTCCAGATCAGCAAGGCGTTTCTCCGCGTCGTACTGCTTTTCTAGGCCGTCCGCCTCGTCCAGCAATGCCAAAGCCTTGTCTACATCTTTGGTGCTGCCCTCCATGTAGCTCTTGGCCATGTTTCGTTTGGTTTCCATATCTGATAAAAGCTGCTTCATTGTCTCGTTCAAACCATGAGGCCTCCATTTCGTGGGTGTGTTTGTGAAGAGGCGAAGCTGCCAGCACGCATCAGCGGCGGCCCTGCTTGCCTGTAGTTCGAAGGTTTGCCCAGTGCTTGGGCGGTGGATTAGTTTTTCTTGCGTAGCGATAACGCGAGCTCTAGAGCGCGAAGGCGTGCCTGCGCCGTCTTGGCTTTGGATGCTTCTTCGTCGGCTTTCGCCTCGGCTTCTGCAGCTGTCTCATCGGTTTTCTCGGCTTCGCCGCCTTCTTCCGATGCGTTTTCCGGGGATGCCCCCTTGTCTTCCGGACTATTATCCGAAGATGGATCTCCTTGCTGCCCTTCGGCGTCAATTTGATTAACCGTTAATCGGTTTCCATCCGGACCTTGCTCCTGAACTGGTGATTCGTCTTGCGGTTCCCCGCTTTTTTGCTCGGAATCCTGTTCTTCTTCAGGCTCTGGAGCGGTTCGCTCCGCCTCTTTTTGAGCCATGACAGATTTCTGGAAGACCAGCAGCTGCTGCGCTATCTCATGGAGCTGCTTCAGCATCTCCTTGGCATCGATGCCGTCTGCCTCCTGGGCAGGGCCTTCTTCCTTGCTCGGGGTTTCCGATACAGAATCGGACGCATCCACGCTGCTATGCGGTGGATTTTCTGGGGAATCAGACGCTTGAACTGCGGTTTTCAACGTGTTTTTAGCATCGTTTTCAGGCTGTTTTCTGCCTGATTCCATGCAATCCGGTGCATTTTCGGTGCATTCTGGCGTCAAATCGGCTTCGTTCGGAGCGTTTTCAGCTGCTTTCAGCTTTTCATTAGGAACGGTGAGCTCCTCGCCTGCATCTGCACGCTTCGAACCGTTCAAGCCAGCCACGGCCTTGCCCGTGCGCAAGCCTTCGCGCACGTTCTCAACGGTCTTCTTCCTCGCCTTCATCTCGTCCTCGTGGCAAGGCTTCTTGCCGTAGGACTTCACCGTTCCGGCATGAGCCTGCGCGGGAACGGCCACGAAAGAGAGCTCGTAGGCGTCGGATGCGTTCTCCAAGCTGAAGTAGCACAGCTGGTTGCTGCCGTATCGCTTCCCTGGGAAGTGCTCGCAGTAGGTTTTCACGTTGTCGGTGCCGCAGATGGAGCATACCGCCTTGTCGACGCGGCATCCCAACGACACTTCCTTGCGGATTCCCGCCTGGATCTCGGCGATCAGGTCGGCGTTCGCGCTGGTCTTCACCATGTAGCATTTGGCGATGAGCTCGGTGAACACCTCGCCCGTCTTCGTCATGCGGGCCAGGTCGTTTTCCACCAGCTCCGTACTAAATATGCGGGCAATCTGGTTATCGGATTTGTGCTCGTGGTCCTTCACCACGGTCTTGCCGACGAATAGGTTCGCCAGCTTCACGAGCGTGCTGCGAGGGAACACCTCGTAGTCACGGTCGATCTCGTTTCCCGCCATGGAGACCTTGAAGGCGAAAATATCCTTCGGCTCCAGTCGGGACAGCGCATAGCTGTTGATCTTCTCCAGATCCTTCAGGCTCACTTCCATGCCGGCTATCTGCGCGGCCTTGAAGTGTTTCATGCTGCTTTCATTCATAAACTCATGGTTCACCTCCGGTTTTTGTTTTGCGGACTATCGCCTTTAGGCGGCGATGGCCCGCTTCCAGGCAGAGCCGATTGCTGCCCGGCGGACTCTACGCCGTACTGGGCGCCAAGGTATTTGAGCGGGATGGCCGCTCCGTTGGAAATCATCAGATCGTTGCCGTATTCCGATGCCGGAAGATCCAGCTGCTCGCGCGCTTCGTTGTGCGTCATGAGCCCGGCGGCAACGTACATGGTGAGGATGTTGGCCTGCGTCTGCATGTCGGCGCGCAGGGCAACCTTTTCGTTGAATTTGAATCGAAGACCGGCGGCGCGTTCCTTCGCCGTCAGCAGTTTGAAGGTAAGTTCCTGCTCGTATGCCGACAACCTGAACAGGAGCGTGTCCACATAGAAGGCCAGCTGCTGGGCCTCCTCGGACGAGTAGCTCGTCTTGGTGTAATCGCCGATATGATACGGCTTGCAGCCGAACGCGGCCGCTATCTGCAGTGCAGTGTATTGCTTGAGCTCAAGGAACTGCGAATCCGTGAGCTTCACATTGAGGGGCGTCAGGGTGGTTCCCACCGGAAGCGGGATGATGTTCTCTATCCCCTTGTCTCGGAACTCCCCTCGTGCGTAGGCCTCTATGCCGGCCACGAACTGGTCGCGCTTCTCCTTGGAGAGATCTCCCGTGTAGCTCAGCACCGCCTTGGCGGTCATGCCGGACTTGTACAGCTCGTTCAGAAGCTTCTGCGAGCGACGCGCTCCGTCCAGGGTGCTGCGCAGCTGCTCCAGCACGGACTTGCCCACCAAGCCGTCGATGGTGTCGAACGTCTTGATGTGGACGACCTCTTGGCTGGTCAGGATAACCTCCCTGCCCCGCGGCCGCCAAATGTAGAAGACATCGGGAACCTCGTAGAGGATGCGGGCGTCGTCCCACCATACCTCCACTTCCCTCGGGTCCATGAGCCACAGGCGCGTCTGCCCGCGGCGGCTGCGCTCTATGTAGGCGTAGGCGTTGCCGTTATCCTGGCAGATGGCCTCCATGGATGCCCAGAAGGTGGTGGCCGTCATGTAGGGGTTCGGGCGGTAGCGCAACACGTCGTACAGCTTGTGGCCGTGCATCTCCACGACGCCGCCATTGTCCTCGTGCTTGAGCAGCTTGCAGGGCAGCTTCCCTATGGATTCGGCAAGCACCTTGCGGCAGGTGTAGTACGTGGTCTCCACCCCCGGTTCCAAGCCGCCGCTCGTACCCGTCAGGTCAAACAAACTCCCCCAGCCGCTGCTGTTCAGGGACTTCCTGACGGCGCGCCGCCATTTCCATCGTTCGTACCAACTCTTACGTGGGACTCATCTCGCATCACCTCCCGGAATGTAATGATTGCTCCGAAGAACAAAAATATTCGCAGCCTACCAGACCGTCTTAGGTCGTTAAATAAGCTGTTTATCTGCGAAAACGTATCGCTTGGCCGAAAATGGCCGAAAACCTCAATCCCAGCCCATCATTGACAGGTAACTATCAATCTCGGATTCGTAGTTCACCTGGTCGGCTCCGTTCGATTTGAGGAAAACATAGTGCGCGTCCACGCATGCATCCACCGGGTCGATGCGTTTGAACCGACTTCGCGGTTTTTTATCGATTTTGATTTCGTCGAAAGAGTTCCTGACAATGGCCGCATTTGAAAACGACCAGGTGAGAAGCTCGTTCTCTTTATGGTAGGCAACCTTCTCCGACTTCACGAGCAGCTGGATGTCGGACGTGGCATCATGCAGGTTCTTGGCCGATTGCGTTACCACCACCACCGGACAGCCGAAGTCCTCCAGATCGGAGAGGATGCCGTCCGCGTTGTGCGGGTCAATGCCTATGGAGGCGAATTCCAGATCGTACTCTTCCTTCAATTCGCGAAGGTGCTTGAGTATGAAGCGGAAATCGTTCTTGTAATCCCCCTGGCCTCCCGTGACCGTGATGAGCTCCTTGCTCTCCCATAAATCGTAAGGTGCAAGATCGGTTTCGATATGCTCCTCGAGACGGCCTCGCGGCATGAAGGAATGGGAATACCAATACAACCGCTCGTCACCTTCGGGAAACTCAAGCGCGATGGTAGTCAAGTCTCCCCCGCTCGAAAGGTCGAGCCCCACATAGCAGGTCTTCCCGCGAAAATCTTCGAGCGTGCGCACATCAGCGCAGCTGTGCCAGCTATCGACATTGATGAAGTTGTCGTCGGTGTTCTGCACCCACATGTTCATGGACTTCACAAGGAAGTCGCGCAGTTCGCTACCGCCCATGTCGCGGGCGGTTTGCGCGTCGTTTCGCAATGATTCCATGCCCGACGTGGTCGTGCAGAGGAAGGGGTTCGCCTTAATCCAGTTCGACTCGTCCCAGATGTCATCACCCTCGTCGAGAGCGTAAATGTCGACGAACATGTCCTCCGCCGCCGTGATTCCCTTCACGACCTTGATGGCGTAGTCGTCCATCTCGCGGCAAAAGCTATTAATCTTGTTACCGCGAGTGGTGATCATCGAGATCAGAGCCTCGTTTAAAGACTTCTGACCGTTGAAAAGCGCGCGGAAAATCCCGTTGTCCCTGTGCTGGTGTATCTCGTCGAGGCTTACGAATATCGCTCGGAATCCGTCGTCGAGCCCGGATTCCTTGCTCAAAGCCTCGATGGTGCACGATGTCTCGTGCGCCTCTATCATCGATTTGTAGTCTTTTACCGAGAATAGTTCCTGCAGGTCGGGGTCGATCTGGATGAACTTGCTCATTTCCTCCCAAGCCAGTCTGGCTTGACGCTTCTTTGTTGCCGCCGTAAACAGCTTTCCGAATTGATACCCACAGAAAGCGGCGACATAGGTTCCGATAATTCCATTTTCCATCGTCTTCAATTTGTTATCGCGAGGGCTTTTTATCCCCTGCTTCTCACCGTCGCCGGCAAGTTCGGCATACATTTCCATCCGCGCGGGATGTCGGAGACTCGTGGGCAGGTTATGTTCTGCGTTGCAGGTTCACTGCCTATGCTCTACGGTGCCAGCGAATCTTTAATTTCGCTGGTTACCTCGGTATTGTCTTTTGATTTATCCACATATTCGAATCGAATGCCATTTAGATGCATGTTCTTCTGCGAATACTGGTTGATCACTTTCACTTCGAACGGCATTTTGCTTCTTATCAGCCTCAGAATCACCGGTTTCGTCAACCCAACTGCCTCCGCTGCTTTGGTGCTTTCGTATTCCACAACAGAACCATCCGGATAAACTGCTCTCACTGGTTTGCAGCAATACTTCCCCTCTTTGAGGGTCTTGGAGACCTTCTCCTTAGATTCTTGGCTCTTCTTCTTCCCTTTGAATCCACGAGGATGCGGGTGCGTCACGCCCCAGACAACGGTTCCGTTTTTCATTGGGTTGTTGTCTTTGTCCAGCATGAAGGCTTTTTGATGGGCTTTTTGGTACTCGGTCTGTGGTTGGCCAAGCATATTGCGGGGATGCTCTTTGTACACCTTCCCACCGTTTCCACCCGGGGCCACGTTATACCCTTTTCTCCGGTTGGTTGTATCGTACTCAGCTATTAGCCTTCTCTCTTCCCTGCAAGCATCTTCGAAAAAGAGACCGTCGATTAAGATCTCATGACGAAAGCTGTCGAAACCGTATTTTCGAATGGCGTTGTAAAAGGGCCTCTCGTTTTGTTTTCCATCAGGTTTGTATTCCGCGGGACGCCATCTTCGCTTACAGTCGTTGGTCATTCCTATGTATTTCTTCCCGTTGATTCTGTTTGTGTGCATATAAACACAGTACATTATCAAGCCTATCTCCGTTTTAGGAACATTTGTTCTTATTATATCAGGATAGCTTGCTAATCGTGTGGATAGTGTTCAACTTTCAAGACTTCTACCGATTTTCCCCGATTACAGACGCGCGTCGCCGCGCGCCCAGGCAAGAGAATTCTCACCGTTCTGACGGGCCATGGATTTATAGCTTCTTCGGAACCTGCGGAAACCGCGGGCGTTGTACCAACCGAAGCGGCATCCCAGGTCGAACGCCTGGCAGTCGAGCAGCACGAGGGGCCTAGGTTCGGCTCCTTCCGCCAAGATGAGCGTCTCGGCGTACTCGATGATGCGAACTGCGGCTTCTTCGTCCCAGTAATATGGGAACTCTTCCGTATTCTGGCGTTCAAGGTCGTCCAAATGGCGCTGGCACGCAGCTATGTGCAGCGAACCGGCCACCACTTCCCCTGCGACGACCCTTCTCGCGTAGTCGGTGACGCGGTCCAGCATCAACCCGATCTGAACCGGTCAAATTTGTTGCGCGGCGTCTCGGTTTCAGCGGCCTGGGGAACGACCAGCTTGCAACGCGAGGTTATGGTGAGCCCTAGAGCGGATGCGCAGGCATGGCTCTGCTCGAAGGCGCTCTTCTTCAGACGCTCCGTGCGGGAAATTTTTTCCAAATCGCCTGCTTTGATGGCATCGGCGTTCATCTGCACGTACTGCAGGTAGTTCCGCTCGGAGAGCACGTAGCGTGCCAGCACGTCCTCGTCCAGCTCGGTCATGATGCCCACCTGCAGAAGCTTCTGGGCAAGCCTGTCGAACTTGTTCTTCAGCGCGGCCGGCAGGTAGTCGGGCGCCGTCACGTTCTTCAGATCCACTTGCACTTCCTGCGCCATGCGCTGCTGTATCTCCGCTCTAGTGAGTCCCGGCTTGTTGCCTTTGGCAAGAATGAGGCTGACGGGTTCCTTGTTGCGTCCCATGTCGGATCACCCCTTCTTTCCCGGCTTGATTTCCCTCACATCGGGAAACCATTGCTCTCGTATTTGATTGGCGATGTGGGCCATCATGTTGGGCGGCACGCTCATGCCGCACACGTACTTGGCGTTGGGCGTGGTGAAGCCCATCTTCCCGAAGTCATAGTCCTGCGGGAACGTCTGCACGGCCACCACGTCCTCGCGAGAGAAGCGCATGCCGTCGTACATCCGGTAGATCTCGGGGCTCGAGGTGAGCGTCGGGCACACCTCGTTGTCCCCCACGATGATGGTGTTGAACCCGGAGGCTTTACCCCTCTCGCGCATGGAGATGTCCGATATCCGCTTGTCACCCTTCCTCCGCTTCATCAGCAGACGGTAGGTTTGCGTGTCCTTGGTGACGGGATCTCCCACAGGCGTGCGGATGTCGCCGAAGTAGATGGGCTTCTGGTTGAAGCGGAGCTGGATGTTTGGAAGATTCTGGTTGTTGGCGATGAAGAACAGACGATCGCGGCGCTGGGGCACGTCCATGAACGCCGAGTCCAGCTTGAACATCTGCACGTGGTAACCGAGCTCGCGGAAACGCTTGATGATCTCGTTCAGGTATGCCTTAGAGTTCTTCAACAGCATTCCGGCCACGTTCTCGGCCACCACCACTTTAGGCTGCAGCTTCTCCACCGTGTCCAGGAACACGAAGAACAGCTCGTCGAGCACCTGCTTTTTCTGCCCTTCCCTGAACTGTCGCTTCACTCCCCAAGATTCCTCGCGCAAGCCCGCCTTCGAGAAGGCGGAGCAGGGCGGAGAGCCGTCCAGTATGTCTATGCCCTTCAGCTCTTCGGGAATGTCTTCCAGCTTGTTGAAGTCGCGCACATCCATGAGGTAGTTGTGCTTGGGCCTCAGGTTGTCGCGGTAGAGGATGTTCATCTTGGGGTCTATCTCGCAGCAGCCCACCACGTCGAGGCCCGCTCGCTTGTAGCCCATGGACGATCCGCCGCCGCCGGCGAAGCACGAGAACACCTTGATGGGGTATTTGGGCTGCTTGATGTCTTCGAGCTTCCACACTGGGTCAAACATCGGCATCGCCCTCGAACTCGAAGCGGAAGCCGCATTTAGGGCACTCGCAGTTGAACTTGTCGTCGCTGAACTCGTCCACGTTCAGCTCCTCGGAGGCGTTGTCGTATTCGACGGGCTCTTCCTCGCTCGCGTCCTCCAGCTTCAGCTCGAAGCCGAAGTCCTCTATGTCGAGCTCTATGTCGGCGAGCTCTATGTCGAGCGCATCCCAGTCCCAAGTGGCTAATTCGCCCACTTTGTTGTCGACGAGGCGGAACGCCTTTATCTGGTCGTCCGTCAGATCGTCGGCTATCAGGCAGGGCACTGTCTCCAGTCCGAGTTGTATGGCCGCCTTGTACCGCGTATGACCGGTCACGATGACGTGGTTCTTATCTATGACGATGGGCACCTTGAAGCCGAACTCGTCGATGGAAGCCGCTACGCTGTCCACCGCCT